TAAAATCTATAATATCCACACGTGTCTCCCTACTGTATTTACTATTTTTGGAGACTAATTATAATGACGATATAATATCTCTAATAACTTTTAATTTGTTCTTTTTGAATAGTGTTCGGCGAGTGCCTGGGTGTAATGGTTTCGGAAAATATTCATGCTCTATCCAAGCATAACCACCACTCTCATGATTTAGTTTAGGAATGAATTCTTTCTTAACTACAATAACAAATGAGTAATAACTAAAGTCTTTGTTTCTGGAATGGTATTGGTCTAATGGATAAATCTTAATCACATCTTTTTTGATGTTAAGATTTAATTCTTCACAAACTTCTCTCAATAATCCTTGAGAAATATTTTCGTTTTCTTCAATTTTGCCTCCCCAAAATCCCCAATTTCTAGGGTGAGAGCCAAATTTATCTCTTTGTTGAAGTATTATTCTTTTTGTGTCTTTGGCAATTATACATGCGCCTGCGGCTTTAATCATTTCTCAAACTTTCTTTACTGTATGAGTTCTAGTCTCCAATAGCCTGCATCGTATATTCCTTGGAATGTATCTGACCATTCACCTTCTTCAAATTTGAATTGTTGACCAGTAAATGTATTTGATACATAAGCACGTAAATCATATGAACTTGCGTCAAATGATTTAACCCATGCTGTACCGTTATATTCAATAATATCATTCATATCAATATCTAATCCCCATACACTACTAGAAGTAGCGGATGTAAGAGAAAGATATCTTTGACCTACTGCTGGTTGTGGAATACCGTTGAAGCCTGGTTTTGCCTTATCGGCATCTATCACTCTGTCTACTGCGGTTACGGTGTTTGTAGGCAACGTATCTTTATCTACAGTGAACGATAGGAACTCAGGATTAGTAGTAGAACTTAATGTACCTATAACATCTGCATTAAGGTCATCAAGTCTACCGTGATATTTTAGTCTAAGTCTTGATATGCCATCATCTAAATTTCCATAATATTTTAAAACATCTTCCCATTTTATACCGTCTTCATAATTACCACTTCTTAGTGGTTGACATAAATAGTTTCCGTTGTTTTCTGTAATCTTTAGTGAAAAGTTTTCAGGTGTAACAATTACACTTGATTGTTTTTGTAAATCACTAAAGAATTCAAAAGCATCAGGATCATAATCTAATGTGTCTAAGTCAGTATAATTATATATGTTATGTATAATGTTTCTAATTACATTTTGTCTAGTAACTTGTGCTGGAGGATTAATCCAAATAGGTATTTGAAAGAACATAGTAGCAATATCTATTTGGTCTTCAATACCTGCAGGAATACCTCTACTTGACCATTGAATATCTGTTAGTTCTACAGTAGTAATCGTAGTCCAATCAACAGGATTATCATTGTGTTGTATCTCTAATGCTGGATTAAATAAAACTAATATTTGTTCCATTAATTGTAATTTCTGGTCTGTATTACTAGTCCAAACATCAACTTGCATGTTTAACAGATAAGGAACAGGCATAAGTCTTCTTACATTAAATCTATTACCTGGTTCATCAACATATTCTTGTGTAGTTTCATCAAATTTTCTTTCTGTGACTGCTACAGCATCATTAAAGAACGGTTCTTGTACTCTTGCTCTATCTGGTTGCAAACTTTGTATCCAACAACCTATAAATGGAGCAGAATTAACAATATTCTCAGAATTGCCTTTCATGATAGTAGCGGCCATTCTTGATATATCACCATATCTTGCTGGCACACGAATATAATAATCAGTTGTACCATCATTCATTTTCTTTCCTGTTTTTACACTGAACCCACTGAATATTCTAATAAATTGTAGAATATATCTTCTTATTTGTTCATCATAAAAATGGGATTGTTTTACCTGCGCCATATTAATCTACCTTTGGTTTCACTGCTTTTGATAAATTTACCTTACCAGTGATTGTTGTACCATCTTCAAGTTTAACGACACCATCATTATTAATAAATTGATGATGCAAGTGATGTCCAACTTCCCAACCACCGTCACTATCTTCAACTTTGTACCATTTATCATCTCTGTATTGGAATAATCTTGCAGGTTTGTAATCAGTACGTAAGAAGTATGTGTTCTCTGCTGGTTCATTTGGAAATTGTCTACCACTGGCAACTGTCGCCATGTCTATATCTTTTGGATGCTGTCCTTCTTGTGCATATTGAAGATTATTTGTTCTATAATCCCAATACTTTCCAGGAACATTTTCTTGAGCCTCTTCAACGATTGCATCATTGATTTGAAGTTCTTTATTGTAAGTAGACAAGATGTTTTTTAAATCATCTGCTTCTTCACCTGTTCCAAGAATATCTGAATACTCTTGTGTGTCTTGTAATTGTTTACAACGAACACGCCAGATATGTGGCCACCAACCTGGATCAAAGCCTTCTGCGGCCTTTGATGCATCTTGTACCACCCAATACTGATTTACAGCAGGAGCATCCTCGTCAAGTAATAAGTCGTCCCTCATATGAGGTAACTCAATTACATCACCAGTCATTAATTTTCTTCCCATCTTTTCTACCATATCATTTAGATGTAGTGTAAAAATTATTTGGTCGTTCCCTAAGAACATACCAAACTGAGACAAGTCCATATCTTGGTCTGTAACTGTATAAACACCACGCAAGTCATAGATGTTATCGTCATATTTTCTATCACGATTCTCCATGAATAGCAAATCTTGTATTGCTGGCTTAGTAGGATCATAGTTGGGATCAGTTGTATCTTGTGACCCCAAATATTTATGGATAAGCAGTGAAGTACCACCATGTTCAAAGTGGGCCTTAACTGATTTATCTATAAACTTATAATCATTTCCCTTACGAGGATTCCATAAACTTAATCTTGGCATATCTTTTTCCTTGACTTCTATGTGTATTTATCATATAATGAAGTTATCATGAAGGAGTAATAGATGGAACTACCAAACAATGACGGATATACGATTGTACGTGGGTATTTACCAGGAATTGCAGTAGAACAGTTCAGATTATGGGCAATGAACCCTAAAAATGCTCATAGAGGCAATGGTTCAGACGGAATTTACTATAATGAACACGACGGAAAACGAACATATGATGTTTGGTGGACTACATCACCTCCTAAAGAAATGTGGCTACCGGTAGTTTTACCATTAAAAAAATATATAGATTCGATATTTAAATCTAGTGATTGGGATATTCATGCAGTTGATTGTATCACTACAGCACCTAAATCAAGCAAAATCTATGCACACGTAGATACACCCTACCGATTCGAAAAGTACGCTAGAATAGACGATACATTAGGCGTACAGATAATTATACCTCTTAATGATTTTACTTTAGAAAATGGTGGGACTGCATATCTTCCCGGTTCACACTTAGAAAAAATATATTATAAAGATATTGAAGACAACCAAGAACACTATAATGATAGATTGGTCAACGAAGGGCATCAGTTTTTAGCAAAAGCAGGCGATGTATTGATGTACGACGGTCGAACATTACATAGTACAATGCCTAATAATTCTAATCTATATAGAAGTGCTTTACTCATAAATGCATTACGCAAAGATGTACTAAAAGATGCCATTTTGTTAGATAATAACACGGATAAGGTTAAAACTTGACAAAAAATGCGTTTTGTAGTTAAATAGAAATTAATAAAGCTGATTCGAAATTATTTATAGGAGTTCCCGATGGGTTTATCAAAAAGAAAAAAGACTACAAGAGCGGCACCACGGCGCGGAGCAAAACTTGAGTCACCAAAATGGGATAACTGGGAAGAGTGGTCTGGTGAAAAGTTTCATAGGCATGTTATTTGGGCTAGAGAATTTTATTATCAAAATTACAAACCGGCAGATTTATATCCTTTTGCAACACAATGGATGGAAAAGAATGGTTATACAAATGAAGATATTCGTTCTGTAAAAGCCGCACCTGATTATGAAGTAAGTGTAACTGGAGCAATTTCTTGCAAATTATTATTAGATGGCATGCCAGATTATAATCAGAAAGAAGATGATTATTGGCAAACTCTTGCTGGCACAACCGGTCATATAACACCTGTAACTGATTTTATTAAAACACGTATAAGCAATGCAATAGAAACAGGCAAGGATAAAGTTGCAGAAAAAGAAGAAAAAGAAAAAGAAGAATTAAAGAAAAATAATCGTTATCGTCCTAGTATCCAAGAATTACTACGTGCAAAAGCATTTTCTATGACTAATGAAATTGATGATTTTATCAATGATTTTGAAATGACTAATGGTGCTTTAAAGAGTTTTAAACCATTGAGTCTATTGCGTAAAGTACAAGCAAAAGCAAATCATGCCAAGATAATCAAAGAGTTATATGAAGGGTGTTATAAAGAATATGATGAACTTATTAATCCACCTTCAACAAAAAATATGACAGAAAAAGAACTTGATTGGCACAATCAGTTAATTGAAGGCTATGCATATTTACAGAAGTCCGAAATCAAAGCAATGTATGAAATGTATAAAAGCATTGTACAGGCATGTGATATGATTATTGCTAATGCAAAATTTGACCGAAAGCCTCGTAAACGCAAACCAATTAGTGCAGAAAAAGTTGTATCTAAAATGAAGTTCTGTAAAGAACATACAGAAACAGGCTCAGTAAGTATTAATCCAGTAGAACTTGTAGGTGCCAGCATTGCGGTTGTCTATAACACAAAAACACGTAAGATAGGCGTATATCATGCAAGTAATATTGATCCTATGGGACTAGGACGAGAAGGGTCTGGTTTAAGTGTCAAAGGCACTACAATGATACGTTTTAAAGAAAGCGAGAGCATTCAAAAAACACTTAGAAAGCCACAAGAACAACTGGCTATCTTCAAAAAGATAACAAAACGCTCATTAAATAAAGAGTTCAATGCCATCAAATCTGTCGAAACTAAGATGAATGGCAGAATTAACGAACATACATTACTTCTCAAGGTTTTTTGATAAATATAACTGTAGATACTGACGAGTATCATAATTAGTAAATTATTATCCCGGGAGAGATAAATGGCACAAGTTAACAAAAAAAGATACTATTATCTTGAAATCAATATACCTGATGCAGTAAAAGATGCACGCCCAGGCAGGGATGCGATTGCTATCATGCATGACTTAACAGAAGAATATAAAGATGAAGTTGGGACAAAGTATGCTAGAGCATTAAATGACTTTATTTTTGGAACTGCTAAACATTACGGTTGGCATCCATCAGATGCTAATAGATGTGCAACATGCGTTCAGTTCATCAATGCAAGACATTTTGCAAATTACGAAGCATATACGGCTGAATTTAGACAATGGCTTAACGACAAACACGGTATTACATACCCTTATGAAACATACACTGATGTTCCTTATGATATTGCAGATGCAGATAATGGCAATGATGCAGAAGTACAATCACAACAGGGTAACTATTTTACATATGCACAAGCTAAAGAAAAAGCGATTATGGAAGACCTTCCAGAAGAACGTGGATTTGTAATAGCTTAATAATTAGTTAAAAATCTAAAATTTTAAAACCCACTATTATTGGTGGGTTTTTTAATGGCTCCAATTACAAAAATGATAAATACATTATATTGGAGATAATCAATGCCAAAGAATAGCAAAGTTAGAAACGATTTAATCAAAGAGGTTCGTCTATTATTAGGCGATGGGATGGTTGATATTGAATTGGATCCGGATCATTATGATTTGGCAGTAGAAGTTGCCATATCAAAAATACAACAAAGATCCGAAAATGCAGTTGAAGAAGATTTTTACTCAATAGAGTTAAAAAGAGATGTAGATGAATACACACTTCCAAAAGAAATTATGGAAGTCAAACAAGTATGGCATCGTTCTTTTGGTCATGGTATTTCGGGTGGTGTCGATATGGACCCATTCGAACTAGCATATGCTAATTCATATTTCTTTTTGAATAATCATATTGGTGGTATAGCCACGTTTGATGCATTTGCTCAATATCGTGAATCATTAAATAAAGTTGCGGCAACAGACATACAATTCATTTGGAATCCAACAACTAAAAAAATAAAATTATTACGTAGAATGAGGGCAGACGAAATGGTTTTATTACATGTTCATTTAGAACGTCCAGAAGACGAACTAATCAAAGACCCTTATTTAAAATCTTGGATGAGAGATTATACACTTGCGTATTGTAAGAAAATGCTAGGTGAAGCAAGAAGTAAGTTTGGTTCATTACCGGGCGCCCAAGGCGGTGTCACACTAAACGGTGATGCAATGAAACAAGAAGCAGATGTACTTCTTGATAAACTAGAAACTGACTTACAGACATACACTGATGGATCTGCTCCTCTAGGGTTTGTCAT